AATATCAGCAGGCTGCTAGGGCAGCACAGACAGCGCGAGGCAATATCTTTGGCGTTGCTCCTGCGGTAGAGGAGGCGGTCACCACGGGCGCAGCCGGTGAACAACGCAAGCTGGCTCGTTATGGTGCGGCAACCCAATTCCTTGCTTCTGGACAAAATACCTCCGATGCGCTTCGTGCCGACATTGCCTTCCGCGATGCCTTGTTGCAAAACCGCCTTGGCGCGGCTGCTGGATTTGTAGCCGGAGGGCCTTCGATCTATAATCTTTCCCAAGCAAGAACAGGCCAACAACAGGGTGCTTTTCAGAATTATATCCAAGCCAATCAACCTCTCCCTGGCGGGTTTAACCAGCAACCTTCCACGGCGGCTAACTTCTATCAGACAACAAGCCCGGAGATTCCTGTTCAGCTTCAAAATGCGTTTACGAACCTTTACGGATCTCAGGCTAATTACTTGTCTAGCACATACGGCGCGCAGGTGGGGGCGATTTCCAGGCAGCCGAGTGGAGCGCAGAATTTTGGAGCAATTGCATCTGGCATTAGCGGATTTATTCCAAGCTTTTCGTTTAGCAGATAGGAGATAAATATGGGACTAAGCTTTAACATTGAAGGACCAGAAACTAAGAAGCTTCGAGAATCAGAGGCGCAAGAGCGAGCATTAAGGTCAAGGCTTGTGCAATTGGCAATAGACAAAGAAGATCCGATTAAACGTGGTGAGGCCATAGATGCCGCATTGCAGACTTTGCAAGATCCAAACGCCACAACTGGTCAAAAGGCGGCTGCTTACACTAGGGCTGGCGAGCTTGGCGGAACTAGGCAAGTTGAGGGAATTGGAGCAGTTCCAACTGTTATACCAGAAGATCAAGTAAATGATGTAATGACGCGTCGTACTCAAATGGGAGCGCAAAGATTAGCATCAATCAATCAGCAGATTGACCAAGCAGACCAAGCCGGAGACAAATACGGTGCTGACGCATTAAGGGCAATGCGCGACATCCAGTTTAAGAATGCCAAAGAAAATTTTAAGAAGTTACCGATTAAACAAGCCGAGGATCTTGTCGAGTTCAAAAACCTTGTTCAACTAGGATCAAAAGCACTTGAGACAACCAGCGAAAATCTTTACGGTCCAATTTCTGGCAGGATTGAAGCTGGCAAGTCTTATCTTGGAATGAGTCCAGATTTCACGACAATGAATCAAGCGTATGCTGGCGTTAGGAATCAAATCCTAAAAGCTAGGGCTGGTGCCGCAGTCACGCCGTCGGAAGCGGAAAGATTTTTGCAAGAAATTGGTGATCCATATACCGGGGACTACAGGCAGAGGCTTGAATCATTTACATCGCAACGCAGAAGAGAATATCTTGATAAATTACAAGCCTATCAAGAGGCTGGGTTTGACATTCCTCAGTCTCTGCAAATTGGTGGTGGATCTGATACTGGAGTTGCGCAACCAAGCCAGACTGCCAAGGGGGCAACTGGAGTGGTTGGTAAATATATAACTGATCCAGCAACTGGAAAAGTAATACGAGTTAAGTAATGGCCTTCATTGAGATTGAGAACATAGGGAAGATTGAAGTCCCAGACAATCTCTCCGAAGCAGAACAGGACAGAATAGCTGAACAAGTAATCAGCGACTATTCTGAGGCTAAATCTGCCGTACAGCCACAAGGCATTGGCGAGGCTTTAGCAAGGGAAACTGGACTTACTGCAAGGGCAGCGATTAACCCAATCACAGTTGGTGCTGCTACTGGTGCTGGAATTGGAGCAACGCTTGGTGGAGTTGGCGCGCTTCCAGGCGCAGCGGTTGGTGCTACGGCTGCTCTTCTTACAGACATTGGATCTAGGGTTTACTCTTCATTAACTGGGCGAGGAAAGCCTCTTGGCGAACTTCTTGATGAAATAAAAACAGACATTGGATTGCCTCGTCCAGTAACGGCTGGCGAAAGGATGCGGTCTAACATTATTGAGACAACTACTGGAATGGGCGGTGGGATGGCTGCTGGCAAATTAGCAACGCAAGCTGTCTCGCCAGTATTGCGTGGAGTTGGTCAAGTTTTAACCGAACGCCCAGCTATGCAGGCCGCATCTGGAGTTACTAGCGCAATAGGATCCAGTCTTGCAGAACAGGCTGGTGCGGGTCCAGTAGGACAAGCGGCTGCTGGATTGGCTGGTGCCATTATCCCAACTGCTGGCCCACTTGGCGAGGCATCATTGCGTCAACTTGGCAGAGCAAGAGCAACTCAAGAAGAAATACGCAGAAATATCGAGTCTTTTGCGGCTGCTGGAACAACTCCGTCTGCTGGTCAAGCAACTGGTAGTGGCGTGATACAGGGTCTTGAAACAACGATTGGAAGGCTTCCAGGATCTGTTTCCATGATGAGAGAAAAAGCTGTAAGCCAGCAAGCAGAAATAGGTGCTAAAACAAAACAGATTGCTGAAGAATTATCAAGAGTAAAAGAACCGACTATTGCTGGAGCTGGAATCCAAAAAGGCGTTGAGGATGTGTTTCTTCCAAGGGCAAGATCAGTTGAAAGCGGATTATACAATAATTTAGATACAGTCATACCAAAAGTTAAGCCAGTTAAGGCGAGTAACACATACTCCGCGCTTGAACAGCTTTCAAGGCCAATTGAAGGTGCGCCAGCATTATCAAGAAATCAACTCATAATGAGTCAAGAAATAGACGCGCTCAAGGGTGACCTAGAGGCTGACTTGTTAAACGCAGAGGGAGATATTCCGTTTTCGGCCCTAAAGGGATTGCGTTCTAAGATTGGCGAGAAACTTAGCTCGGTTCAGTTAATGTCAACCGTTTCGCAAGGCCAATATAAAAAGATTTACGGTGCGCTGACTGAAGACCTAAAAGCAGCGGCAGAAGAAGCTGGTCCTAAAGCTGTAAATGCGTTCAATAGAGCAAATAAATATACCCGCGCATTGCATTCAAGAATGGAAAAGCTCCAAAGCTTCATAAACAAAAACGAGCCAGAAAAGATATTTAGATCAGCATTTGAAGGTTCAGACATAGGTGCAACCAGATTGCGCGCTGTTATGCAGAGCATACCCGAACCAGAACAAAAAGCTGTTGCCTCTTCGTTTATATCAAGAATGGGTAGAGCGTTACCAGGGCAACAAGATGAAGCTGGAGATGTTTTTAGCACTGAAAGATTCTTAACTAATTGGAATAGGTTGAGTCCAGAAGCAAAAACTACACTATTTGGAAGATTTGGAGGAAAGTACTTACGTGATATGCAGAAAATTGCGGAAACTGCTGCTAAGATTAGGGAGGGTTCAAGAGTGCTTGCAAATCCATCTGGAACTGCTGTTGGTGGCACGCAGACCATGACGTATCTCGCTACCGCCGGATCTCTTGGTGCTGGAAAATATGGTATTGTTACTGGAATTGCAACCGTTGCACTTGGGGGTAATGCGCTTGGACGAGCTTTCATAAATCCAAAATTTGTAAGCTGGCTTGCTAGAAATTCAGAAATACCAACAAGCGCAATTCCAGCAGCCATATCAAATTTAACCGCCATAGCAAGAAATGAGAAAGATGAAGATCTTGCTGAAATTGCGGCACAGTTAAAAAAAGAGGAAATTGCTAAGAGGATTTCAAGATAATGGCTAGTTTTGACATTAGCGGGTCAGCCTCTCGCCAAACTGGATTAGAATCAAAAATGCGCAACGACTCAATTCGCAGGGAGCTAGATCAAGCCGTATCCGCTTCACAACAACAAGTACCAAGCATTGAACCTATGAGTGAATACGCAAGACCAGTAGCTGAGTCACAAGAACAGAGCCAGCTTCCATTGCCGATGCAAACAGTAGATTGGGAAGCCAGAAAAGATCCGCAAGGCTATCCAATGGTTTACAGGTTGCCAACTGGGGATATGGGTGGAAACTTTGAGGTGGCCGGAATCAATGACCGATACCATCCAGAAGCATTCAGGGCAATCTCGGCGTTGCCTCCGCAAGAAAGAGCGAAAGCGGCGGCAGAATACATCCAGGGATATACCGCGCCACTCGTTGAGAAACTCCCTCAAGCACTCCAGCCGTTCACGCAGGATCTCGCGTTTAATCGTGGGCTGGGCGGTGCAACGAAGTACATCCAACAAGGATTAAACACGCTTGGGCAGAAGGTGGCGGTAGATGGTGGGCTTGGTCCTAAAACATTGGCTGCAATCAACCAGGTTGAGCCAAGAGCGTTGATGCGTGCGGCCAGCGATGCTCAATTGCAAGATGAGTACAGGCGAGCAGAGCTTGATCCAAACCGAAGGAAATTCATTCCTGGCCTAGAGGCTAGGATTAGGAATAGATTGTCAACCTTCGGGCAGGGTTAATTATTCTTTTTCATTGTTGGAAAATATATATGTCGAACCAGACTTACCAGCATAATAGTTTCCGTCTTGAACTTTCATTCCTTGTGAACCATAAAACAAGAAATTGCTTTTGGTCATAATTTGACCATTGCCATAATAAACATCACCGCAACGAGCTATAGTACCTTTTGGAGTTAGGGCAAGGATTCCATCCTCAACCAACAAGCCGTGTTGTGTAATTGCCAATCCCTTCCCACCACTAAACACAGCCGAGCCAGAATCATAAACTCCACCAGACACATCATCAAGTTCCCCCGCCATCACCGATGCCATCAGCATCGCCATCAGCACTGTAGTTGTTATTGTTTTCATGTAAAAAGTCTCTAGGACAAACGCAAATCCGTCAAGCATGAAATTATCATCACGCCAGATTGGTGCAGTTGGGGTGGCTCGCGTCACTGGCGCGTTGCTGCGGTGCGGGTACAGCGTGCTTATGCCTTACGAGGATTTTGCTGGATACGATGTGGTGGCGGAGAAGGGGGGAAAGTTTTACCGCATCCAAGTCAAAACCGCGCAAGCCGTAGAATCTGGCCGAACCAAGTACCGTTTCACTACCAGCAGTGGCAATGGTTTTAACATCCCCAAGCGTGCCATTACTGGCGTGGATTACGTGGCTTGCTGGGGCATGAGCGACGATCTGTTCTGGCTGTTGCCGATTGCCAAGTGCAGGTCGGTCACAACCAAGCTTTGTCCGTCGACGGGTCAAAGCTGGCGTGTATTTCAAAACCTGTGACCGAGAAAGAGGCATGGGCAAAGTTTGAGGCGGGGCTGAAGGATGCCCAATCCTTCGATGAGGCCGTGGCCTGGGTCAAGAAGAACAAGAAGATAGTCGAGAAACTCACCATGATGGCAATGATTAGAAAATTTAATGATGATATTAGCAAAGCTAATAGAACTTGGCGCAATTAAAATAGGTTAAAATATATCTCGACACTGGTATGGGTTGACGGCTAAACCCAACCGATGGGCAAAATCAATAGTCGGGCTAAGGGCGCGGCCGGGGAGAGGGAGTTGGCAAGCTATTTGCGGGAGCAGGGTTGGCAGAAGGCCAGGCGCACCCAGCAGTACGCAGGCTGTCCAGAGGGTGGTAGCGGGGATGTTGTTTGCGAAAACTTCCCATTTCATATAGAAGGCAAGCGTTGCCAAGCGTTAAAACCCGAAGAGTGGATTGAGCAGGCCAAGCGGGATTGTCCGGCAGGCAAGATGCCATCCGTATTCTTTCGGCGCAACGGGCGCAAGGAGTGGTTGGTCATACTGCGCGCCGATGACATTTGTGAATTAGCTCGACAAATCGCACCCGCCAATGTGAAGATCGAATATGCGAAGACGGCAACCATTGCCCAGGGCTTTTACGTCAAGTCGCCAGCTTTCAGTGACCTTACCCCCAACATAAACCAAAACCCAAATAAATAAATAAAGGAGAAATAACATGGCACTAACATTAAGTGAATCAGCGAAACAAGAACGTAAACTGCCGGAAGCGGGAGCTACGATTGGCGTTCTCTACGGCTTGGTCGACATGGGCCACCAGAAAACCAATTGGAACGACGAAGAAAAGTGGACACCCAAAGTCCGCCTCACCTTCGAGTTGCCCGATCAAACCGATGAGTTTGAGGTGGTCGAGAACGGCAAGACGACAAAGGTTGAGAAGCCTATGGTCGTTTCCATCGAGCAGACCCGCAGCCTTGGCGAGAAAGCCAGCTTGCGGAAACTGCTTGAGCAGTGGCGCGGCCAGACCTTCACCTCCAAGGAACTCCAGGCATTCAGCCTGAAGAACCTGTTGGGCAAACCAGCCATGCTGACGCTAATTCACAAGACCAGCCAGCAGGGGAGGCAGTACTGCGCCATCGCAGGTGCGTCCAAGCTGCCCAAGGGCATGAAGGCTCCAGCCGCCACATTCAACGCTCATCTTTATTACGAAATTGAGCAGGGTGAAGGTGGGCAGTTTAAAGATATGCCAGAGTGGTTGCAGGATAAGATCCGCGCATCCAAGGAGTTTGCCACCGCTGCCGGAAAGTCCACGGCAACCAAGGTTGAGGTGGACGCAGACGGCAACCAGGTGCCGTTCTGAATTGTATGGCACTTACTATTGTAAGTAACTGGGATAGCTCCTCGGCTAGTTCTAGGTTAGTCGTTGCTGAAAGCAGCGGCCACTGGTACGATGCCGAGGGGCGATCTGCCCACGTTATTATAGGAAAGAATGGCAAGGAAAGAAACACAACTGTTGCTGACGCTAGAAAGATGGGATTGCTTCCATCGGTCACAAGTGTTCAGTCAATTTTGGAAAAGCCTCAACTAACGGCATGGAAAATTTCTACAGCCATAGAGTCTGCGCTTACTCTGCCAAAGGAGGAAAATGAAACGCTTGAAGAATACGCAAGAAGGGTAGTTGAGGACAGCAGGGCGCAAACCAAGAAAGCCGCAGAACACGGAACGGCAGTCCATGCCGAAATGGAAAATATCCTTTTGGGACGTGATTGCTCCACAGATGAAATCCTTAAACCTTACATCGAAACCTTTAGAAAATGGGCAAGTGAAAATGTCGAGAAAACGCATTGGTGCGAAAGGGCCTTGGTCGGTCCTGGTTACGCTGGCAGATGTGATGCCTACGTCCGATTAAAGGGAATTGGAGATGCAATCATTGACCTAAAGAATCGCAAGGTCAATAGGAGGTATAACTTGCCTCCATTCTATCCAACCGATGCGCAACAGCTTTGGGCATACCGAAACGCCTGCGAGAATCCTAAAGCGGCCTGCGTATCGGTTGTTCTTGCATCCAATGATCCAGAATACATAGAGCATCATCAATGGGACGAAGATGAACTTTACCAGTCCGGCATTGCCTTCTGTGCCATGCAAAAAGTATGGGCTTGGGTTAAGGGCTACACGCCTCCTGGGATGAAGTTATGATCGACCCAGCAGACGTGCTTTGGCTGGAAGAATTGCTGAACGAATTTTATAGGAGGCTTGCAAAATGACTCCACCCACAATCCAAGAGATGGGCAACGCTGCGCAGGAGATAGTCTGGCGCGTGATGGGTAAGGGGTCGGATAAGTCAGGCTATGGCGATTGGCTGGAAAAGGATAAACCGACCCACGATTATCATATAGCCAGAGCCGTCCGTCACCTAGCCACGGCGCAGATGCAGCTTCATAAGTCCACGCCTTGTCCTGACAATAATGGTGAGACAAGTGTTGACCACCTTGAGCGTGCCTTGGTAAGAACATTGTTTGTGTTGGCGCAAATCAAAAAGGAAGTACCAAGATTATGAGATGGATAAAAAAAGAATTAGATGAAGACGGAAAGCCGGAGTGGGCAGTTTACATTGATGTGGTTGGCGAAGGCAGAGAGGAGGATTGGGATCATTTCGATACTTATCCAACTCGGGATGAAGCAGTGAAAGCCTGTTGGAAATACACCTGGGAAGATTACGATAAGAGAGACAAATGAAACAAGCACTGGTGACGCAATGTTTCGGGAATGACTGGAGCAAAATCATCGAGCTGACCAGGCCGAGGATGGAGGATTACTGCAAACGCCATGGCTGTGACTTCATACTTATCGACAAGCCGCTTACTCATCCCATACAGTATTCCAAGTCCGCAATCGGGAACATCATGGCTACAAAGGGCTATGACCAGGTAACTTTCGTTGACGCTGATGTTCTGATTGCAGCCGATTGTCCCAAGCTGTCCGATGACGCTGGGGTGTTCTGCGCTTTTGACGAAGGAGCTTACTTGGACCGAAAGCCGGATATGGCGAAGCTGGCTGGAACTTTCGGCGGGATGATCGAGCCAAAGTTTTACGTCAATACTGGCGTGTTCGTAATTCATTCCAAGGCGGTTGGCATTCTGTCCATGCCACCCATTGGCCTGCACCCAAACCACTTTGCCGAGCAGACCTGGCTCAACGTGATGGCGCACCTGTGGAACATCCCGCTGACAGACCTTGACCCGTCCTTCAATTGCATGACCAGCG